TGATAGTGGAGGAACGCTTCGGTATGCACTGGGGGAATGAGCCGATAGAGCCGGGGGAAATAGCTCTAAAACGACATATACCCGAAGGGATAATCAGGCGCAGTATAAAAGACGTAATTCTCTATTGCTCTGATGAGGAGTTCGAGAAGGGCTTGGAATATCATACTTGGAGGCGTTTGACTAAATACCAAAGAAACCGCCGCGGCAACAGTGTTGCCAAAAACTCTTGACAGAAAATAGCTTGACTTACACTAGATGTTGTGGTAAATTAAAATGATATACTAGATATAGTAGTGCCCTTAATATGTCGGGGAGGCCGCTGGTTACCTGTCGGTAGTGGGTCAATTTACTCTGTAACGCTGCACGCTCAAAGGATTTTAAGTCCTCGTCCCATACCAATGGGCAATACCCTCCAGACAAAATAATAGCCATATAGCGTTTGCGAGACTCTATATGGCTATTATACTATTGCATATGATTGGCGCAGGGTAGAGCAGAGGAAGCTCGCCAGGCTCATAACTTGGAGGCCGTGGGTTCGATTCCCACCCCTGCTACCAATCAGGAGTAAAAATGGCCGCGATTGATTATCTATTGGGGCTGGGGTTCTTCGAAAAACAGGCTAAAAGGCTGATTCTGATTAGAGAGAAATATCGATGTGGGGGATACAACTGGAGGCCCCTGGAGCCGGCATGATGTTTAGAAAGAAAAAGCGTTACTCTGACCTGCCCGAATTAAAGGTTTCTACATGGACAGTCACGCGTAGTGTTTTCTGTGTCTATGGCATGGACTGGCTTCACCTACCGCAATACTGGGCATACCACCCCTATCTAGTCTACATGAATTGAGGGAATGATGATTCTGATTGTTGAAGGAACGGTAATCAAAGAGGATGAGAGCACCGATATCTCTACTCATGTAATCATCTTTTACGAGTAAGACAATGAGGAACGGATTAACACAGCGTCAGGAGACATTCTGCCTAAAATACTTTGAATTGGGTAACGCTACTGAAGCTGCTTTGATTGCTGGTTATTCTCCTCGTTCTATTCGCAATATCGCTTCGGTAAATCTAACAAAAGCTAACATAACGGGGAGGCTTGAGGAACTCCGCAAAAAGGCTGAGGATGCCAGTGTCGCCTCCGTGCTCGAGAGAAAACAGGTGCTCACTGAGATTACCCGAACTGTCCCATCACAGGTCATGGACATCGCTATTGGGGGGAGAGATACAGAAATCAAACCTGAAGCCCTTAATTCTCATGCTGTCTCTTATATCCGTACAGAACAGCTCGCTCACCCGGGGATGCCGGTGCGGATAACTAGGGTGGGACTGGTTGATAAGGTTAAGGCTATCGACCTGCTGAACAAGATGGAAAGCATCTACTCCGACCAGCCCCAGGTCAATGTCGACAACCGCAAGATAGAGATATATGTCATCTCTGAGAAGGGTAAGGAGCTGACCGCAAGGATTACCGCCGGTGAAGGGACACAAAAGTAGCCACCTGTCAGCCGAAGGTAACGAATTCTGACCCTGCTGGCAAGTAAATGGACTAATCTATGGAGATAAAGACCACAAATATATATGAACAGAACGCCGAGGCATGGTTATCTGACAAGCGGCGAGCTCTCAACGAAGGGGGAACTGCATCTAGTAAGACTTGGTCTATCCTTCAGCTCCTAATCCTGATAGCGCAGCACGCCAAGAGCCCTATCTTAATCTCAGTAGTGAGTGAGTCCCTGCCCCACCTTAAGAGGGGAGCGGTAAGGGACTTCTTTCGTATACTGGACGAGTCGCCGGACAACAACCCGCGCTACAACAAGACCGAGCAGTTCTATAACTTCGGAAATGGGCGGATAGAGTTCTTTGGCGCTGATGAGTCCGATAAGGTAAGGGGACCACGGCGTGATATCTTATTCCTCAATGAAGCCAATAATATCCCCTGGGAGACGGCCCGGGGGTTAGACATCAGGACGACCAAGTTTACCTTTGCTGATTGGAACCCAGTCTCGGAATTCTGGGCGCACGAGTTCTGGATAGGGCAACCCGAAAATGTCTACATCCATTCCACCTACCAAGTAGCCCTTGAAGTCCTCCCGCCGGAAGTCATAGCCAACATCGAATCGAACAAGGACAAGGACCCGAACTGGTGGAATGTCTACGGGCTGGGCTTGATAGGGAAGATAGAGGGGCTAGTCTATCCCTATTTTGAACAGGTTGATGAGCTTCCGATGGGAGAGGTCTTTTACGGGCTGGACTTTGGCTTTGCCGCTGACCCTACGGTGCTGGTCAAGAATGTCGTGTTAGGTGACAAGCTCTACTCTCAAGAGATGTTCTACGACCGGACGGGGTTGACCAATGACCAGATAGCCAGGGGGTTGAGTCTTGCGGGGGTAAAAAACGAGCCGATTTACCCTGACCCCAACGAACCCAAGAGCGCTGAAGAGATACGCGTATTAAACTTCAATGTCGGGGAGTCAGTGAAGGGCAAGGGGAGCGTTGAGTTCGGTATCCAGAAGGTCAACCAATATTACCAGTATTGGACAAAGGATAGTATAAATTGCATCAAGGAGCAGCGGAACTTCAGGTTTATCAAGGATAGGACCACCGGGGAGTTTATAGATAGAACTACGCATACCTGGTCCCACGGGATGGATGCCCGGAGATACGCGGTTGCTTCTCATATATTTAACAGGAGCAAGGGTAAGATACCGGTGACTCACCACGGCTAGGAGATAGTTATGCCGTACGGAATTAAGAATGAAACCCCGAAGCAGACCCGCTGGATGGAGCACTGTGTTAGCGGTATCCAAGGTAATAACAAGAGGACGGGCAAGCCCTATACCGAGGGGGAGAAGATTGCCATCTGCAAGTCCCAGCTCCAGACCCAGAGTTGGCTCAAGGCAGTAGATTAAGGGAGAGAGAGCTATGTACAAAGACCCTGCAGCTATTACCAAGATGGTGGATGAGAAGGACAAGGAACTAAAAGACCTAAAGGACAGGTTTGAGTACGACTATAATAAGCTGTGGCGACTCCCTGAATATCAACTTGGGAAGAAGGAGGATTACGACATCTATACCTCCAACCTTCCGAGGAACCTGGCTAATAAGATAATTGAAATTCTGGGCTATGCTCCTCTCCAAATCTCTATACCACAGGAAAATGATGACGAGAAAGAGCGAGAGGCAAAGGCTGCCGGCGAGAGATTGATTTACGGCGCCCTGAATATTGCGGATGAGAGATTACGGGGAACGGTTCAGCCTACAATTCAGGAGCAGCTGGCTTTCTATGCCGTCTTGAGGGGTTGGGTTGTTCTCAGGTGTTATCTCCATGTTGAGAAAGAGGGTGGGGAGACCATTCCCGATATCGTTGCCTGGGACCCGTTGAATGTCGTCTGGGATGTCGGCTCCTCTGGAAAGATATGGGTCTGTCATAAGAGGCCAATAACAGCAGGGCAGGCGAAGTCCGAGTATGGGGCGAGTATGTGGGAGAAGTTTAAGAGCCTGTTTCAGGGGAAGTCTTCAAAACCTGTGTTGTATGATTTCTGGGATGAGGAAGGTTATCAAGTAATTCATAAGGGCGAGAATGTACTTGGTCCCGAGACGCACGGGTTGGACTATATCCCCGTTTTTGTTGGCATGGTTGGGCCTGCGCCCTTTATCCAATCTGGAGAAGCCACTGATACAATAAAGGATTTTGGAGAATCTGTCTACGGCCCCGAGAGGGGTATATTCCCAGTCATAAATAAAATAATGACCTACCGTCTAACTCTCCTCGGGCAGGGAGTGCATCCCCCATTGGGTATCTACTCTAGGGATGGGCAGAAACCCTTCCAAGAGAGCCCATACAGAAAAGGCGATAACGTACACTTTTCCACTGATAACAAGGAAGATGCCAAGCCCTTATTTACCCCTACTATACCCAGTGATGCCGCGAGCTTCCAGAACGATGTCCAGAGGGAAACGATGATGGGCGGCGCTCTCCCCTTACTCTGGGGTGTGGATGAACCCGGGGGGTCGGGATACAGGGCTAATCTCTTGACTCACGCTGCATCAACTACCCTCTTGCCCCGGCAGAGGTTGATGGAAAATGCCCTTGAATGGGGGGGGAGAGAGATACTAGCCCAATATAAAGGAGGCGGTTTCGGGAAGTTAAGGGTACGGGGGCATGACGGGAAAGGGAAATCCTTTGATACAGAGTTGTCACCTGGGAATATAGAAGCTGACTGGTTCCCTGAAGCTAAGCTATCACCGCAATTACCACAGGATGAGGCTGGGCTCTACGCTATGATGGAGGCTGCCGTCCGGTCGAGGATACATTCTAGGGAAACAGCGATGGATAAGGTCGGGATACAGGATATTGAGGCGGAAAAGGGGCGGATTAGCCGAGAAGATGCCGATGACATCCCCTCTATAAGGGTTCGAAAGATAATGAAGGAGCTTACGGATGACGGCCGGCCTGATTTAGCCAGACAGGTCTTTCAGGAATATCTTAAAGCTCTAGGTCTACAACCTGGGGGCGGAACTACCCAAACTCAAGGGATGCCCTCCAATGTATTACCCCCGGCCGAGACACAGGCAACCCATCTCTCGCCGGAACAGATAAAGGATATGTCGGAGGATTTGAAATTAAAGACTTTAGGTCTGGAGAGGGGGAAGTAAATGGAAACGTCACCTATGGGAACGGGGTTGGCAGGGATGCTCGCTGGTATTCCTGGGGTAAGGGGTAAGGAGGAACTTGCTTCTAGGGCCTGGCTTGAGGACATTGGGAATCTGGCAGAGGTCGGGCTATTGGATGCCGATGCGATAGCCTGGTTGACATCCCTGGCTGACATAGGGGAGTGGTATGTACCCGGTGCGGGAACTCAGGATGTTGGGGAGTGGGTAGGCTTTTTGTCTACGCCACAGGGTAAAGATTGGTGGGGTTCACTCTCGGCGAGGGACAAAGCCGGTCTACA